ATTAGAGCTTTTGGTTCTGCATCGCCTTTCCTATATAAATCAACGGCTCAAGTAATTCAGTATTCAAAAACTGGTGTACCTATTCGTACATATCAGTTCAATGGAATCTATCCAACAGTAGTAAGTGATATACCACTTGCTTGGGCAACTCAAAATGAAATCGAAAGATTCCAGGTTACCTTTGCAGTCGACTATTGGGAAGTTTCCGGTGGAATCACTGGCAACGCCGGCGGACTTTAATAATATCGGGGGAGCTTCCACTCCCCCTTTTTTAAGTGAGATAATATAATATGGCAAGTCTTTTTGGATTCGAATTTAAACGCAAGAAAGAAGAAGACAAGAGTAACAACGAGTCTTTTGCTCCTCTTGTTCAAGACGATGGCGCGATGGTCGTGGCAGCGGGCGGTGCTTATGGTACCTATGTAGATCTTGAAGGATCTGCTCGTACAGAAGCTGAACTCGTCACGAAGTATCGTGAGATGTCTCTGCATGCAGAACTTGACTCAGCTATCGATGATATTGTCAATGAAGCCATTATCATCGATACTGACGTTGACGTCATAGAACTAAACCTTGATAAGACAGATCTTTCTGATAATATCAAGAACGTCATCATTCAAGAATTTAAATCTATCCTTCAATTGTTTGAAATGCATACGCATAGCTATGACATCTTTAGACGTTGGTATGTAGATGGTAGATTATATTATCATGTCATCATTGACGATGCCAAACCAGAAAATGGTATCAAAGAATTCAGATATGTGGATCCACGTAAGATTCGAAAAGTACGTGAAGTCAAAAAGAAGCCAATACCGAATTCGAATATAGTCGTTACGCAAAAGCAATCTGAATACTTCATCTATAATGAAAAAGGATTTGCTCAGAATATCGCCCAAGCAACTACTGCTACTGGTACATCTGGCGTAAAGATCTCAGCAGATGCAATCCTTCATGTAACATCAGGCATAACTGACAAGAATAATCAGTTGGTTTTAGGTGCATTGCATAAAGCAATCAAGCCATTAAATCAACTAAGAACTCTTGAAGATGCTACGTTGATCTATCGCATTTCTCGTGCACCTGAACGTCGTATATTCTATATCGATGTAGGTAACTTACCTAAGATGAAAGCTGAACAATATCTTCGTGATATTATGGCTCGATTCAAGAACAGAGTAGTTTATGACTCTGCTTCAGGTGAAGTACGCGATGATAGAAAATTCATGACCATGTTAGAGGATTTCTGGCTACCACGTCGTGAAGGCGGTAAAGGTACAGAAATCCAAACTCTACCACCTGGTCAAAATCTAGGTCAATTAGAAGACGTTAAGTATTTCCAACGTAACCTATATAAAGCGTTGAACATACCAGTCAATCGTATTGAACCAGAACAAACATATAATTTAGGTCGTGCTACTGAGATTACAAGAGACGAAGTTAAGTTCTCTAAGATGATTACTCGTCTTCAGACTCGTTTTTCGCAGTTATTCCTACAAGCTTTAGAGAAGCAACTTATCTTAAAGAAGATTGTTACTCCAGAAGATTGGAATATGCTTAGCGACAATATTAGATTTGATTTCGCTAAAGACAATCATTATTCTGAACTCAAAGATCTTGAAGTGCTTAACGATCGCCTAAATGCTCTTAATTTAGTTGATCCATATGTTGGTAAATACTATTCAGCTGAATGGGTTCGAAAGAATGTACTTCGTCAAACCGATGAAGATATTGAAGAGATCAATGCTCAGATAGAAGGCGAGACTGAACAAGGTATTATAATGTCACCTGAAGATGCGGCAGCGCAACAGCAAGCAATAGAAAACAGCGCTAAACCAACAAAAAAATAGATTATAAATAAAGGAATTAAGTATGGCTGATGTAGAAGTGTTTGATCTAGTTAAATATGCAAATGAAAATCAACCTATCGATTTTGCTGCTTCTTTAGATAAGCTATTGAGTCAGCGTGCTATTGATGCTTTAGCTGCTAAAAAGCAAGAAGTTGCTCAACGTATGTTTAATGGTCCTGCTGACGAAACTGAAGATGACGAAGAATATGATGAAGATGAATTACAACAAGCATTAGATGATATGGATATCGATGTCGAAGAACTCGATGCAGAAGAAGTCGAATTAGAAGACGAAGACACAGAAGAACAAGAAGACGGAGAATCAGATGATTAATCTAACTGAACTTTTAGATAGAGCCAAAAAGAAAGCTTTAGAAAAGCCAGATGCAAAAGATGGTTATGCTCCTAAGAGCACTGATGAACTTCGCTTCAAGAAAAAGCATGTAGTTCAAACTGTAGACGATCGTAACGGCAATAAAGATGACGTCTTTAAGGCCACAAATGTAAAGACTCTTGAGCGCGGCAAAGAACGTCATGGCTATAATGCAGGTGACGATGAACAGGTTTATGAAGAAGCCGAAAAACCTGATCGCCTTGCTGCTATTGCCGCTGCTGCTAAAAAGAAGAACGCTCAGATCGGCAAAACTGTAGTAACTGGAAGTAAAGGTGGAGTTGGTGGTGCTGAGACCAGAAGATATCCCGCTGGAACTCTTAAGAATTCTCATGAGCCAGAAGGTGAACAGATTGACGAGCGTAATAAACTAAACAAAATGTTGAAGAACCTCCACGCCAGAAAAGTTGGCGCAACGAGAATGCAAAATCATGGATCTCCAGAATTGAATCGTATTGCAGCTCTTAAGAAGGGCAGAGAATTAATGAAAAATTCTCATGAGCCAGAAGGCGAAGAACTTGACGAAGCAAAGAGAAAAAAGAGCCCAACCGAAAAGCTTTTTAATCGTCTAAAGAATTATGGAGTTAAGGATCCATCAGCTAAGCCATTAGTTGGCAATCAGCATAAAATTGATGCAAATAAAAATGGCAAAATAGACGCTGAAGACTTCAAGAAGCTTCGTAAAGAAGAAGTTCAAGTAGATGAAGTTCTAAAGCCTTCAATGGGCGCCGGTGCTTATGTTTCGGATTTTGTTCATTCAAAAAATCCTAAGTTTGCCGGTAAGTCTAAGAAAGAACGCATGAAACAAGGTTTAGCCGCATATTATGCCGCTAAAAGAGGTGAATAATTATGCCAACAATGATTAATAGATCAGGCGCATCTGCGGTAGTTCATGTAACGGGCAACGATTGTATTGTTATTGCAGGCAATTCATCTGTAAGTAATATTGCGTTTGGCAATAGTTCTGTATATGAAACTATTACTAGTGCTGCAATCACACAAGTTTGGTGGGGTTCAACAGCTATTGGTGGTAATTCTTATTGGATCGTCAATCGCGGCACAGGTAATAGTAGTGTTGCAAATGTAAGTTTTCAAACCGGTAATACAGTATTAGTGTTACCAGATTCTGGTTATATAGATTTTGCAGGCAGTGGTGCATCATTGATTAAAAACACAACCGCTAATTGCTCGATTGGTTTAATCAATAGCACTACCGGTTATTTGATGATTGAATTTCAAAAAACACCAACTGTAGATCGATAAGCAAGGATTCATCAAATGAAATTAATCTGCGAACAAATAGAAAACGTACGTTACGTTACAGAAGCCAAAGAATCTGGTAAGAAGGATTACTTCATCGAAGGTATCTTCATGCAGGGTAATATTCAGAATCGTAACGGTCGTATGTATCCAGTATCAGTCCTTCAGAAAGAAGCAGAACGCTATATGAAGGAATCAGTTCAACAGAATCGTGCATACGGAGAATTAGGTCATCCTCAAGGTCCATCAATCAATCTTGATCGTGTATCTCATATGATCAAAGAGCTTCGTCAAGATGGAAACAATTTCTATGGTCGTGCTAAGATCATGGATACTCCTATGGGTAATATTGTGAAGAATCTTATGGATGAAGGAGCTTCTTTAGGCGTATCTACTCGCGGTATGGGTTCTATCAAAGAAAATAAGCAAGGTTTTATGGAAGTACAAGATGACTTTCATCTAGCTACAGCTGCCGATATCGTGGCCGATCCTTCTGCTCCTGATGCATTCGTTCGTGGCATCATGGAAGGTGTAGAATGGGTATGGGATAACGGTCTTCTTAAAGCACAAAAGCTTGAAGAGATGAAGAGAACGATTAAAAGAACTTCATCAAAGAATCTCGATGAAGCAAAGCTTAGCGTATTTGCAAGCTTTCTCAACGAATTGGTTAAAAAATAAGTTTTAATAAATATATCAAACATAATTTTTAGAAGGAGTTTCTAGATGAATCTTACAGAAACGATTAGAAAGATGAAAGACGTTGAGTTAGACGAAGCTGTAGAAGTCGGCGGCGGCGCCACTGGCACTTCTAAGGTCGCAGAACCAACCGGCGTTCGTGCTAAGGCCCCCGGCAATAGCAAAGCTCAGGGCGATCTTGCTCCAGTTAAGATCGTAGATCCTAACAATCCTGGTGTAGAAGACACAGATGCAGAAACCAATACAAAGCCAACAGGCGATGCTTCTGCCAAGAACAGAGCTTCTGTTGCCACTAAAGGAACGGGTATGAAAGAACACATCGACGTAATGTTCGACGGAGAAGATCTCTCTGAAGAATTCAAAGAAAAAGCCGGCACGATCTTCGAAGCCGCCGTTAGTGAGCGCGTTGTTGAAATCGTTGCTGCTCTAGAAGAAGAGTATGAAGCTGCACTCAATGCCAAGCTAGAAGAGATCGAAGAACAGTCAATTCAAGATCTAGAAGGTCTTGCTGCTAAGCTTGACGAATATCTAAACTATGTTACAGAACAGTGGATGGAAACCAATGAAATTGCTGTTGAATCTGCACTTAAGTCAGAAATCACAGAAGAATTTATTGAAGGCCTAAAGAATCTATTTGCCGAGCACTATATTGACGTTCCTAACGAAAGATTTGACGTCGTAGAAGAGCTATCTGCTCGCGTACAAGAACTCGAAGATCAGTTGAACGAAGCTGTTAACGAAAATATCGAACTTGCTGCTTCAATCAACGAAATGAACACTGAAGAAGTTTTTAACGAAATCTCAGAAGGCCTAGTAGCTACTCAGGTTGAGAAGTTCAAGAAGCTAACCGAAGGTGTAGAGTACGACGATCTTTCTAACTATAAGAAAAAGCTTCAGATTATCAAAGAGAATTACTTCGGCACTGCTAAGGCAGAGAAGAGAACCTCGGGTCTTCTTGAAGAATCTTTTGAAGGTGAAGAAGAAATGCCGGTAACAAGAGGTCCTATGGCCCACTATATGAAAGCCATTAGCAGAAACACTGTTAAGTAAAAAACATTCGTTTTATAAATAGTAAAATAGCAAGATAATTGATTGCTAACAAAGGAGAAACCAATGATTCTAACTGAAGAAGCACAAAGAAAGTGGGCCCCAGTCCTACAGCATCCTGACCTACCAAAGATTGCCGACACACATCGTCGGGCAGTTACGGCAGTCATTCTAGAAAACACAGAGAACGCTCTACGGGAAGCTGGTCGTCAGCTTGGTTATCAGCATCTTCTTGGCGAAGCTGCTCCAACAAACTCAATGGGCGCTTCAGGTTCAACTGCAGCCGATGGTGCAATTGATACATTTGACCCAGTCTTGATTTCACTCGTTCGTCGTTCAATGCCTAACCTCATTGCTTATGACATCTGTGG